GGCTTCCGTCACACACGCCTAAAATTTTGAAAATCCCTGGAGGTTTTCCGTTTTATGTCAAAAAATGAGGTTTTCCAGAAAGAACTGGCAAAACTTACCGAGATTTTTCGAGATGTCGAGCCGGCCAAGGCAAACCTGGTGAATGGGCTCATCCAGGACGCTGCTTTCCTGGCCGCTGAAAATCACGACCTGCGGCAGTCCATCGCGGTAACCGGAATGGTCAAGTCTCACCCCCATCACCCCGAGATCCAGAAGCCTATCGAGGCGGCAAAGCAGTATTTGAAAAACGTGAATTCGTATGCTGTGGTCATAAAGACTTTGAACGGCGTGCTTAATAAAGGCATGGTTGAAGTTGAGGACGATTTGAGTGAGTTTGAATGAGCACCGGTAAGCCCTACCCGTTTAATGTCATCAACGGCTACAACCACAACGGGGCGCACTCCTGGCTGCTGGAATACATCCACAAATGCAAGACCGGAGAAATCCTTATCGGGCATGAGCTTATGCAAATGCTCGATATTTTATTGTCGCATTTCGATAATCCGGAAATATCTTTTGATGTAACCGACGCCCACAAGCGGATCAAGTTTATCGAGACCAAATGCAAGCACTTTGAGGCGCCCTTTGCCGGCAAGCCGTTCATAACGATGCTCTTTCAGAAAGCCTTCACCGAGGCTTTTTATTCTTTTGAGATTTATGACGAAGAAGTCGGGCGCCAGGTTAGACTTTACCAGGATTACCTGCTCATGGTCGGGCGCAAAAACGGCAAAACTCCCTTTGTGTCGGCGCTGGACCTTGCAGAATTCTTCTGTGGGCCGGTAGGGCTTAAGATACTCTGCTCCAGCAACGACTACGAACAGGCGGATCTCATGTTCCAGGCCATTGACGCAATGCGTGAGCAGAGCCCGGCACTGGAGAAGGTAACCCGCAAAAACATAAAGGGCATATTCTTCGGCAATCCCAAGAAGCCCAAGAAGACCGGCAAGTTCAGCTATAAAAACAAGGGCAATATCCGTAAAATATCAGCACGAACCAGCGCTAAAGAGGGTAAAAACATCGGCGTTGGGTCTGCTGATGAAGTCCATGAGCTTAAAGATAATACGTCGATCATGCCGATTAGGCAGGCGCTGTCAACGCAGGAAGAGCCGATTTACGGAGAGATTACAACCGAGGGCTTTACTAATGACGGGTACCTGGATGGCCGGCTAAAAGAGGCCCGGAAGGTGCTGGACGGAGAACTCGACCGTCCCCGCTGGCTCATATGGCTGTACACGCAAGACAGCGAAGCCGAGATATGGCAGGATGAAAAGACCTGGGTCAAGAGTAACCCGGGCCTCGGGACAATCAAACGATGGGGCTACCTCCGGGGCATGATCGAAGAGGCCAAGACCAGCAAATCAACCAGGGCCTTTGTCCTGGCCAAGGATTTTAACATTAAGCAGAACAACGCAGCGGCCTGGCTGATGCCGGAAGACATAATCAACCTTGAAACCTTCGACCTCGAAGACTTTAGAAACTGCTTTGCGATAGGTGCGACAGACCTTTCCAAGACGGGGGACCTGGCCAGCTCCAGGATTCTGCTGATGAAGCCTGGCAGCAATAAGAAGTATTTTCATCAGCATTACTTTATTCCTGAGTCAAAGCTTGAAAACCTGCCCAAAGAAGACCTGTCAAAATTCAAAGAGTGGATTAGCCAGGGACTAATCACGGTCTCCCCGGGAAACGAGAACGACTTCCGCCTGGTTACCAAGTGGTATGTTGACTTATATAAAAAATATAACATTCGCACCTATAAGACCGGCTATGACAAATGGTCGGCTGTTTACTGGGTCAAGGAAATGGAAGAAGATTACAGCTTTGAATGTAAGCGCGTGTCCCAGGAGTGGGGCAGCATGTCAGAGCCCATGAAGCTGGTCGAGAAAGACCTGCAGAGTAATCTGATAGTTTACAATAATAACCCCGTTGACAAGTGGTGTCTCGAGAATACCGCATTCGTTATTAACTCCAAATCGATGGAGATCATGCCGGTTAAGATTCAAGGCCAGGAAGATAAAAAGATTGACGGCGCCGTAACCATGATAATTGCTTACAGGATCTACATTGACAACCGTTCCGAGTTCCTTGAGCTCGTGAAAAGAGCGGCGTAATTTAACCAGGGCAGAGGTGATGAAGTGGCCTTAAAGGATTTTTTTAAGGGGCTGATATCGAAAGACTACAGACGGCAGCTGCAGTATGCCAAATTCTTAAACGGATACACCCCGATCTTCAGCCAGTTTGGCCAGAACATTTACGTGTCTGATGTGGTCCAGATGTGCATTGACGTAATCGCTACCGAGTGCAGTAAGTTGATGCCAAGGCACATACGAACTGACGGCGACAATGAAATGCAGGTGAACGTCAAGAGCAGCCTTAACAGGCTGTTTAAATTTTCCCCGAACCCACTGATGACCACCAAGGACTTTTTAGAAAAAGTCATCTGGTTGCTGTATATGAATTACAACGCCTTTATTTATCCAATGTACGAGTCGGTGCCAGATGGCCGGGGCGGATTTACCAGAAATTATACGGCCTTTTATCCACTGAATCCGAATCGTGTTGAATTTCTGCAGGATGAAGTCGGGAAGCTGTTTGTGCGGCTCTATTTTTCTAACGGCGACAGCTTTACCCTGGCTTACTCGGATGTCATCCACCTTCGCAAGCGGTTCTCAGTCAATGACATCATGGGCGGCGGATCTAACGGCCAGCCGGACAATGCGGCCCTGCTGAAGGTGCTGGAGATTAACGATACGGTCCTTCAGGGGCTCGAAAAAGCGATTAAGACCAGCCTGTCCGTGCGCGGGATATTGAAGATTAACACCATGCTGGACGATGAAAAGCAGCGGGCAGAGCGGGACAGGCTTAACGAGTCGATAAACACGGGAGCTAACAGTATCGTCGCCTTGGATTTGAAGGGTGACTACATTAACCTGAAGCCGGATCCGAAGCTCATCGACAGAGAAACGCTGGAATTTCTTCAGAGCAAGGTCCTAAACTGGTACGGCGTGTCGGTCCCTATCCTGACAGGTAAGTTCACCGATGAAGAATACCAGGCCTTTTACGAAAAGACACTGGAGCCGATTATCATTAGCCTGGGGCAGGCGTTTTCCAAAACAATATTTACGCCGCGGGAGCTTGATGTCGGAAACGAGATAGTGTTTTACCAAAAAGACATGATGTACCTGAGCACAAAAACCAAGCTTGAGCTGCTAAAGATAGCGGGCGAGCAAGGGCTGCTATCAGACAATCAAAAACTTGCAATACTTGGGTACCCGCCACTGGAAGACGGCAATAAGCGGACGATGTCGCTTAACTACATAGACGTTGCAATGTCGAATGACTACCAGATGAAGCGTGCTGGAATGTACAGGGTAAGAAAGGGGACTGATGATGAAGAAGAATAAGCCGGAACAAAGAGATGGAAGGTTTAAACGATACTTTGAAATACAGGAAATCAGAGCCGTAGAGCCTACCGCTGATGAACCTGGGGCCATGATAGAGGGGTTTGCTATACCCTATGAGGCTTATACCAACGTAGGTGATTGGTTTAAGGAGATTATCAAGCGCGGTGCACTTGATGGGGCCGATTTAAAGGACGTCCCGTTTTTTATTCACCACATACACCAGGCGATCCCCCTGGCCAGGAGTCGCAATAACAATGTTAATTCAACGATGCAACTTATTATTGATGATCGCGGCCTGAGCTTCCGGGCCAAGCTTGACGTTGAAAACAATACTGATGCCAGGGCGCTTTATTCAGCGGTAAAGAGGCAAGACGTTTCCGGGATGTCTTTTCGATTTGATGTGAAAGAAGAGAAATGGCTTAACCTGGATACCGAGTTGCCCACCAGGGAGATCCATAAGATCAATAAGATTTACGAAATATCAGCATTATGGTCTCCGCAATACGAGGAGACAAACATAATGGCTCGTGACGAAGCACTGGACAGTGCGGATAAGCTTGCATTGGAGAATGCAAGGTCAAGGGGACTGGATAGTTCCGGCGAGCTGGAGGCCCTAAGGCTTGCAAAAGCAAAATTAGAATTATAGGAGGAATAAACAGTGAAAAAATGGTTTCTTGAAATGATTAAGAAAAAAGAAGAGGCCCGGACAGCCTTGAAGGCCAAGGGTAAGGCAAGTGAAAACATCGATGAGGTAAGAAGTATTCAGGCGCAGATTGACGCCATTGACGCCGAGATAGCAGAGCTCAGGGGGAAATATGATGCTATTCCTGATGAGACTGCAGCTCCTGCGGGTGCACCCCCTGCCCCTGCCGCTGCTCCGACCGGGCAGCCTCCTCAGGGTGATCCCGAAGGTAGAGGCAGTGCCGCTCCTGTTGGGGAAGCCAGGGTAATTGCAACCTTTGGCGCTGGTCAGGCCCCGGCAGTTCCAGCTGCACCCCCCAAGCAAACCGCAGAAGAAAGGGAAGCTGCTGAGAAGCGCGGGCAGGCACTGAAGGAAAACCGGTCCGTTACCGTTGCTTCTACCGGCGTTATCGTGCCGACCTACCAGGGGACAGACATCCGCCCTACTTTCAACGAGGTATCAAGCCTCATCGATCGCGTAGACACTAAGATTTTGCTTGGTGGAGAAAGTTACGAGCAGTCATACGTCAGTGGTTACGGCACCGGCGACTATACGGCGGAGGAAGGCAACTATACTTCCACGGAAACAACCTTTGGCTATGCCGCTATCAATAAGGCTAAGATTACGTCCTACGCTGAAGACACTGAAGAACTGCAAAAACTTCCGGCCGCTGACTATGATGCTGAGGTTGTAAAGGGCGTCAAGATAGCGTCGAGGAAGAAAATTACGCGGGAAATCCTGGTCGGCACCGGAGCAACTAACCACCTGGCCGGCATTTTCTCCGCTGCGGCTACCGCTATTGATGCAGATACCGACATAAGCATTGCTGAAATCGACGAAACCACCCTGGATGAAATCGTTTACTCCTTTGGTGGCGACGAAGATGTTGAAGATGCCGCTGTATTGATGCTTAACAAAAAAGACCTTAAGTCGTTTGCCCAGTTACGCAGCGCTGACGGTAAAAGGATTTACACTGTTGTCAACAACGGCAACAGCGGCACCATCGACAGCGTTCCCTTCGTTATTAACAGTGCCTGTGAGGCAATTTCTGATGCAGAGGTAATCACCGGAGAATACTGCATGGCTTACGGACCGTTGTCCAACTACCGACTGACCATATTCAGCGATTTGGATGTAAAACGCTCTGAGGATTACAAGTTCCGGCAGGGTATGATTTGTCACCGCGCCGGTGTGTTTGTCGGCGGCAACGTAATTAGTAAGAACGGATTCCTTCGGGTTAAAAAGGCGTAAGCACGAAGGAGCTGGTATAAATGACCGACGCCGAGCTCTTAGTTGAGTGCAAAATAGGCCTGGGTCCGCAACTTACAGGCACGGACTTCGACGACGTACTGACCCAGAAACTGCTGGCCGTGAAGTCGTTTATGACCGGTGCTGGCGTGACCGCAACTATGATGGCTGACGACCTGGCGGTCGGTGCCATCGTTACGGGCGTGACGGACCTATGGAATGTGGAAGGCGGGGTAATCAAATTCAGCCCCGTCTTCTATTCTTTCGTCAGTCAGTTGGCCATAAGCGGCCAGGTGCTGACAGTGGCCAGCGTCCCATTGGAGGCGGCCACTGCTGTAGCGGTGACCGCGCAGCCGGTGCTGACGTTCAGCAGCAGGATTAAAACTTACAGTGTAAGCCTGCTTGAATACGACACGCAGGACTCCGTTGCCATAACGCTGACTCTGGATGTAACGGGCAAGGTGCTTACAATAGCGCCTGACAGCAACCTGAGCGCGGCCACAAAGTACGCGATAGTGATAAGCAGCGCAGTATCGTACTCCGGGCCGCAGCTGCAATACACAGTAATAAGCTTCACAACGATTTAAGACAGGAGGTAAAAAAAATTGGTTTCTTTTAACCCCAAAGGCCAAAAGATTAAATCAGACGCCGGGGTCTCGATAGACCGGGCATTTTTAGCGCATCTGGTTTTGACTGACCCCATTGCCGCAGCCGCTGCCGCAGTCCTGGCGGCCACAAACCTGGGCGCCGCAGCGCAGGATGTCACAGCCGGCATCACCAATCCGGACTATCCCAGGGCGCTGTCCGTTGTTGGCAGTGTTTCGGGAATAGCCGGTAATGTGGTAGTCACCGGCGCCAATTACGCCGGGGAGGAAATCACCGAAACCCTCGCCTTAAATGGCGCAACCCCCAGGAACGGCGCCAAAGCGTTTAAAACCGTAACTGAGGTAAGCTTGCCGGCGCAGACCCACACCCCCGCACTGCAGCAGGAGACGATCACCGTCACCCACGGCTGTGACCAGGATGGTACTCTTGTTATGACCGTCACCGGCGCGGCCCTGGGCGATGCTTCCCCCGTGTCTG